CCGGTTACGGAGAAGAGGGTGAAGCGTTTCTTGATGACCCTTCCATGCCTGCTGTCCTTCCTCAAAAACCAATTACAGATCCACCGTTTAGTCCCGTTGGTCCGTTCAATCCAAAGCCAACTTTGTACGATCCATTGAATCCTTCATCGATCCCAGTTCGCTACCCTCCTAGATTTACAAATCCATTCAGATTTCCACTCGCAGGCGTAGAGGGTGAAATGCCACAAATGGATCCTCGAATGATGCAGCAAATGATGATGATGATGCAACAACAAGGTGGCATGGGCGGTATGCCGCCTATGATGGACCCTCAGAAAAAAAAAATCTAAGGGTTTTTCAAACACCGGGACAGAAGGATATTGAAGTAGGAAAAGACTCTTCTCCCTTCAAGTTCAAAGGTTTCAGAAATCAAGACCAACAGTCGAGACTTCCAGATCCGATGGGACCAATGCAGGGCAACCCGCTTGAGCAGCCCGGAAGTGCC